ATGTGCGGGATTACAGGATGGGTGGATTATAAACGCTCATTAGAAGGAGAAAGAGATGTCGTTACGAAGATGGCTGAGACGTTAGCGAAGCGGGGGCCGGATGATAATAAAATTTGGATTAAAGGAAATGTCGCATTTGGGCATAAACGGTTAATTGTTGTTGATCCTGAGGGGGGGAAACAACCGATGACTTGTTTAAAAGATGAAACGAATTATGCCATTTGCTATAACGGTGAACTTTATAACACAGAAGACATTCGAAAGGAATTATTAAGAAGAGGGTATACGTTCAAAGGTCATTCTGATACAGAAGTATTATTAGCTTCTTATATTGAATGGAAAGAAGAATGTGTCGATCATTTAAACGGTATATATGCGTTTGCAGTATGGGACGAACAGAAAGAACAAGTATTTATTGCGAGAGATCGATTAGGTGTAAAGCCACTTTTTTATAAATATGATAGCGGACGCTTATTATTTGGTTCGGAGTTAAAAGCGATATTGTCGCATCCAGATGTGAAGGCGGAAGTAACATTAGAAGGGTTATCAGAAATATTCGGACTCGGACCGTCAAGAACGCCTGGCCACGGTATTTATGCTGGTATAAAAGAATTACGTCCAGGTCATGCGATGACATTTTCAAAGAACGGTTTATGTATATGGAGATATTGGAATGTGGAAAGTAAAAAACATGAAGACTCTTTTGAAGAAACAGTAGAGAAAACGCGCTTTTTATTACAAGATGCTATTACAAGACAGCTTGTTTCTGATGTACCACTATGTACTTTTTTATCAGGTGGTGTAGATTCGAGCGCTATTACAGCTATTGCAGCGAAAGAATATGAGAGATCGGGAAAAGGGCAATTACACACGTATTCTATTGATTACGAAGATAATGACAAATACTTTAAAGCAAATGCATTCCAGCCAAATTCAGATGCTCCGTTTATTAATTTAATGACTGAGACATTTCAAACAACCCATCATCGCTGCGTCATTTCGAATGAAAAATTAGCAGAGTATTTAACTGAAGCAGTACTTGTTCGTGATTTGCCTGGTATGGCAGATATCGATTCGTCATTATTATGGTTTTGCCGAGAAATTAAACAAGATTTTGTCGTTGGCTTATCTGGAGAATGTGCAGATGAAATATTTGGTGGATATCCGTGGTTTTATAGAGAAGATGATTTACAATCGAGTGCATTTCCATGGATGCGTTCTACAGAGGCACGTGAACAACTTCTAAAAAAAGAATGGAGAAATAAATTAAATTTACAACAATATGTACAAAGGCGTTATGAAGAGTCGATTCAAGAAGTTCCTATTTTAGAGGGGGAAAGTCCGCTAGAAGCAAAAAGACGCCAATTATTTTATTTAAATATGGTATGGTTTATGACCACATTATTAGACAGAAAAGACCGCATGAGTATGGGGGCAAGTTTAGAAGTACGTGTTCCATTTGCAGATCATCGTCTTGTCGAATATGCGTGGAATATTCCTTGGGAAATGAAAATGTATAAAAACCGCGAAAAAGGTCTATTACGTAAAGCGTTAGAAGATGTACTTCCGCATGACATCTTATATAGAAAGAAGAGTCCGTATCCGAAAACGCACAATCCACACTATACAAACGCAGTAACAGTATGGCTTCAAAATCTATTAACGGATAAAGGTTCGATTTTACACGAACTGTTTGATAAAGAGCAGTTGAGCGGATTGATTCAGTCTGGCGGCAGTGCATTTCAAACACCATGGTTTGGTCAATTAAACACAACCTAACTACATTAAATAAATGCAGTTAGGTTGTGTTTATTTTAATTTGAAATCCATAACTTTGATTACAGGTGGAATTGGATTCTTACCCGCACGAGCAGGTTTTATTATATCAACTGTAATAGAAGATATAATTGCATTTACTGCTGCTTTCTTAGATTCGTTGTTTAAATTGTTCCATTCATCTTTCAATTGATTTAAAAGTTCTTTTATTTCAATTGAAGATACAGTGTCAGTTATATTAGCGAGTTGCTTTTGAATTATGTTTTCTTCTTGATTTAGTGTTAGCATATCTTTTTTATATTCCTTTTTAGGGATATCACCTTCTATGAATAGAAATTTTAGACGTGCTTTTTTATCCTGAATTCTATTATATTGTTCTTGTAAATTACTCAACTCTACTGGTTTTTCATCAGAAGCGTCCAGCTCAACGACTGCATCTTCTAAAAGGTTTAGAAATTCTTTTTCAAGTATATTTTCTGGAACTTGAGGCATATCACATATTCCTTGATGATGTCTTGAGCTGCACCGATAACCCACAGCAATTCTGTTATGAGACCTTACCTGTCTATTTCCTAAAAAGTGTTTTCCGCATCTTGCACATTTTAGAACATTAGAGAATACGAAAAAATTTTGCAATCTAACTTTTCCTACCTTTCTACTATCTTGTATTTGTTGGACGGTATACCAAGTGTCTTTATTGATAAAAGTTTCAAAATCCTCTTGGGCAATATCTGTTAGAATATCCTCTCCCCATCGAATTTTCCCAATATAAATTGGATTATTTATGATATAACGTACTGCATCATAATTAAATATTTTCCCTTGTTTAGTTTTAACACCACGACTGTTTAAAGATTTCACAATACTTACTACACCTTTTGTTTTATACATTTCGAATATGTATTTTACAATTTCTGCTTCAGTATGATTGATATATAGGTTGCCTTTCTTTAGGTTATATCCCATAGGTGCTTTAGCTCCATTTCTCAGCCCTAATTCAGCCTTTTTATGCATGGAGTCTCGTACACGTTCGGCTGTTGTTTCTCGTTCCCATTGTGCAAGTGTTGCAACTAAGGTAATAAACATTCTTCCAGTAGCGGTTGTTGTATCAAATATTTCTGTACTACTTTTGAATTTAACATTATATTCATCCATTATTTTTAGAATTGAATGTAAGTCTGAAACGGAACGAGTAAAGCGATCTAATCTGTAAACAAGAATAATATCAAATTGTTTTTTCTTCATATCTCTTATCATTTGTTGAAAAGCAGGTCGTTCTGTATTTTTGGCGCTATATCCTTCATCGCAGTAATCATTTACCACTATCCAATCTTGCGATTTGGCGTATTGTTCAAGACGAAGTTTTTGCATATCTAATGAAATCCCCTCTTCAACTTGCATGTCAGTTGATACACGTCTATAAATGACACATTTCATTAACTAAACCCCTTTCTTAATCAATATTTTATGTATATTTTTAATTTATTAGACGAATACTATGTGAAAATATAAGTTTCAATAAGGTGCATTATGAATTGAGGTCAATCAAGTAGTTGACTTTCAGGTGCAGTGAGAAAAACTCACTGTTTTTCCGACTGAATGAATTCGTATAAATCTTCCATATTAATATTGAGTTGAGAAGCAACGTTTTTAGCGGTCTGATAAGACATAACCCTGTCATTGTTTGCGTAAGAATGTATTTGTTGTTTAGCCATGCCAAGTTTCAGTGCTAAATCTACTTGAGTTAATTTCTTTTCTTTCAATATTTCATTCAGTCGACACTTGCCGACTACATACACCTTTTCACCGCCTAATTATTGAATGATTGGACTTACGCTGTATAAAAACTTTCCTATAATCTTTATATCCTCGCAGTTATCTTGTGAGTATTGTTGGTCCTTAAAACTTTCATCATGTGAACAAGGTTCTAAAATCATTAAATCTGTAAATTTATACACCTTTTTTAAAGTTGCGTAATGTCCATTAACAATTACAGCTGCTATTTCTCCATTTTGGACATCAGGTTGTTTTTTTAGTACGGCGTAATGGCCGTTAGGGACAATTTTATTCATGGATTCACCGTTAACAACAAGTCCGAATAATTCATCGATATTGTGAGTTTTGTATGGAGGTGCAATTCTATCAACTATATCTTGTACAGCTTCCAATGGAACGCCAGCTGCGATTTTACCAATAATAGGGATTTCCTTTTTTGATTCATTGTCAGTAGGTTTTTCTTGAACTAATTGGAGTTCTCCATCTACAATTTCAACTTTTGAATTCTTATAAGTTGTATCAATATCAGATTTTGTCACTCCAAACACAGTAGCCATTTTTTCTAAAACCCCTGAACTTGGTTTGGCTCTGTAATTCATATAATCGCTTAAGGTACTTCTTGCGATTCCTATTTGACTAGCTAGATCCGATTGAGTCATATCATTTTCTTTTAAAAATTTCTTTATGTTTTTTACTATAGTTTGTTTTTGTAAATCAGTCATACCGTCACCTCCTATTGTAACTACATTTTTAATATAACACATTACGAATTATTCGTAAAGTGTTCGTTTTGTATGATTTTTTCGTACTTTTGTATTGAAATTACATAAATTTAGTAATACAATAAATATTGAAGGAAGGGGGTAACAAAATGGATTACTTGAAAAGAACATTGAATGAACTTAGAGAAAGTGCAGGGTTCAATCAAGCAGAACTTGCGGATATATTAGAAGTATCCCCAAAAACCCTATGGTTATATGAACAAGATTCAACAAACATTCCAGATGAATTAATCAAAAAGTACATGTACTTATTTGATGTTCCTTATGAGGATATATTTTTTGGACCTAAGTACGAAAAATTCGTACTTATGAAAAAACGCGTTCAAGAGAGAGCGAATAATTTGAAGAATATTGTTTCATGAAATTTTGATTTAAATGGATAGTCCTAGTGTCCCACAAACATATAGATGCATTGAGGTGATTGAGGATGAGTGGGGGACAAATTATTCGTGATGAAAATGGGTATGTGGTGAAAGTAATCCTTACAAGGGAACAGTGGAAGGAATTTTTAACACCGCTAATACCAGCTGCACGAGAGTTAATCATTCAAAGAAAAGTGGAACAACGAAATATAAAAAATGAAAGTAAATAATTTTTTTAACATATTCGCGAAATTTGACGATAAATATTGGTTCTGCAAATTAAAGGACATGAGCAAAAGGGAAGTGAGTTAATTGAAAAATGGTAAAAAGCCAACAAAAAAAGAAAAGGTTCATATTAAATCATACAATTTGAATCCTGATAATTGGTTGATTTTTAAAAAAGTAAGTAATGAATTGCATTTGGTACATCGTAATACGGATAAAACTAAAGTTATTCCGAGTTTGTAGAGGAGGAAAGTAATATGGATCAATTAACAGTAGCAAACGAACAAGCACTAGTATTTGAAAACAACGGAAAAGTTGTTACAGATAGCTTGAAGATTGCGGAAGTATTCAATAAACGTCATGACAATGTTATGGCTGATATCAGAACTCAAATGGAGTATGCAGGTTATGAATTTTCACTCCTGAATTTTAAGGAGCGAACTTATGAAAATAGAGGGCGTCGTTATCCTAAAATCGATCTGACAGAAGAAGCTTTTACATTAGTTGTAATGAGTTATAACACAAAAGAAGCTGTTCAAATGAAAATCAAGTTTATTGAAGAGTTTAAACGAATGAAGCAACATATACAAAATCAACAAAAAATACCTACAGATCCAATGGGAGTTTTAAAGTTAACGTTTCAAGCTTTAGAAGGACATACCCAGGAAATTCAGGAGATTAAATCCGATGTGAAGGATTTACGAGAAAACGCCCCTTTATATGCTATCGAATGTGATGAAGTATCAAAGGTTGTAAGAAAGTTAGGTGTTCTTCTATTAGGTGGTAAAGAATCTAATGCTTATCGGGATGTTAGCCTTAGAAAAAAAGTGTATAGCGATATTTATAGTCAATTACATAGAGAGTTTGGGATTAGTAGTTATAAAGCTATTAAACGTCATCATTTAGATAGAGCGATTCAAATCATTAATGAAGAATATTCACTTCCAATCATTTTAGAAGAAGAAATTACAGCTACAAATGCACAAATAAATATGGCGGAAGTTCAGTAGGAGGAGCAAACATGCAACAAAAGATTTTAGTGATTACTAGTAATTTCGCAGGTTTTCCAGGTATCAGTGAGTTTCACACAAAAGAAGCTGCAAAAGAAGAAGTTAAAAAGTTGATTCAAAAAGGTGTAAGTCCAAAATCAATTCGTGTAACGCAAGAAATACCTATGAACATTGATATTCAAGTAGATGTTGAATTTTAAGAAGGAAGGATTAGGTGAGAGAAATAATGGAAGTCATGATTGATTTAAATACATTTGCTGATGGAGCACTTGCTGAAAGATTTCATCAAGAGTTTGAGCGTGTAATGGAAAATATGGCGGATTTAAATACTGATCCTAAAAAAGCAAGAAAGATTGTTTTAACACTTTCGTTTGCTGGTGATAAAAAGCGTGATGTATGGAATTGTCAAGTTCAAGCCACTTCGAAACTAGCGCCAACAGAAGCGGTAGAATCTAAGATTCTATTAGATATGGATCAAAACGGAAATTTAGTTGGTCAAGAGTTAGCTTCCGGGATCCAGGGACAGTTTTATATGGATCTACAGGGTGATGTGAAAACAGATGTTGGACAACCTGTAGAAGAAGTAGAAGAGAAGGAACAAAATCAGGTTGCTGAAAAGCAAACGGTAGTAATCGATTATATGAAAAGTAAATCTAATTAAGAAAAGGGGAAATAAAAAATGACTATGACAAGAGAAGCAATTGAAAAGGTACTAGAGATTGGAACGATTGAAACACATAAAATCGGGGAACAAACTTATTCAACACAAAGATTACATCTTGTGCAAGAACCGACACCAGCAGAGATTACTGTTCGTAGTTTATCTGGTTTAGTAGGTTACGTGAAATCAGAATTTGACACAACTGAACCTGTAATGATTCATATTGTAAACCCAACAACGGTAAGATGCTTTACTGCGGTTAATGGAGATAAGGCTAGAAGTACCTATATCGAAGCACAAGCGTCCATTCCACGTTTTAATTTTGGAAGTTTTTATGACAGAGAAGAATTTAATATTGCATTGCAATCAGGTTTTGTACAAAACAATCATCGAGACATCGTTTTACAGGTAGTTGGTACCGTTGTAGAAAATGATGTGAAGGAAATTGGAGATGATGGTGTATCACAAGCTGTAACGGTGAAAACAGGAGTTGCGAGTAGAGGGAATGCAAAAGTACCTAATCCAGTGCAATTAAGCCCATATCGAACATTTGTTGAAGTAGAACAACCCGAAAGTAAGTTTGTATTCAGAATGCGTGAAGGGGCACGTTGTGGTTTGTTTGAAGCCGATGGTGGGGCTTGGAAGTTAGAAGCGATGAATAACATTAAAGAGTATTTAAAAGAAGCTTTAGCGCAAGAAATTGAGTCTGAAAAGGTGTTTGTTTTAGCCTAATGGATATTACAACGGTAGAAAGTACAACGAATGTCTGTATCTTTGGATTAGGGATTGTGATACTTGCGTATGGAGTTTATAAAGGTGGTACTTTCATTGAACGAAAGTTTGATGAAAGTGATCGCTTAGAAAGGGAGGCTTTAAATGATGGGAATAGAAAGCCGAGTCCTTCCGGAACATCTAGAAAAGGCTTTGGAATTAGAAGAGGAGCGTAGAGAGTGTATACAAAATCTGCATCTGTTATATAAACAAATGAACCAGGCAAATAAGGAAAGGAATAAAACTTTGTATCTTGAATTACATAACGCTTATCAGAAGCAAGGTATAAGAGATTTAGAGATATCAAAACAGTTATCAGCTATGTATTTTAAGAAACAGAAAAGTGATCGTGAAGCAGAAAGAGCAGAGGTTTTTCGTGTAGCAGATCGTCTTGAAAAAGTTGGTGGCAGAAAAGAAGTAGTTGAAAGAATTCGCAAGAAAGCATAAGAGAAGAACCCGCTGCAACGGGTCCTAAAGAAAAAATAATAATACGTATTATAACAATTAATCAATGTTTTGAAAATAGGAGAGGTAGGAAATATGGGTATTTTTCGAGTGAAAAAGGATACGAATTATTCGGTGATACACAATACGCCTTTGCGCGATGAGAACTTAAGTTGGAGGGCGAAGGGATTATTAGCCTACATGCTTTCTTTACCGGACGATTGGACATTTCATGCTACTGAATTAAGTCAACATGCCAAGGATAGCGAGAAAACAACAACAAGCACCTTAAAAGAATTGAAAAAGGCAGGGTATTTGAAGAGATATCCAATCCAAAATTCAGAAACAGGAAAAATTTCACATTGGGAAACCATTGTTTATGAATTACCAACCATAGATACCAAAAACCATAGGGTGGATAAACCACCTAGTGGTGAAACCACTGAGTGGAAAAGCCACCCTATGGATGAACCACATGATGGTGAAACCACCGAGTGGACGAACCACCCTATGGAAAAATGCCGACTACTAAATACTAATTCTTTACTAAGTACTAATAATATACAAAATACTAATTATTATCATGATGATAATAAAGAATCAAAATCACATGTATTAGTCGATGAAGAATTTAAAGTCAGTTATAACTTTTTAAAAGGTGAAGGAATTCCGTTAAGTGAAATTGCCATTACGGAATTAGGAGAGTTTTGTGATTCGTTTGGTAGCGAACTAATTAAACATGCTGCTCACAAAGCTATTGATGAAAATAAGCCAAAATGGAATTACATTAAGGCCATTTTGAAAAGCTGGGAAAAGCAAAAAGTAAAAACATTAGATGATGTTGCTGCATTAGATAGACGCTTTGAAATGAGTAAGAACAAGCGATTGAATGGTTCGGGACCTGGTCGTTCAAATAGAAAAGAAATTGTTCCAGAATGGTTACGTGAAGATGTTGAGCCAACTAAAAAAGAAATCGAAAAGCAAAACTCGCAATCTATTGATGAAGAGCGTGAGAGATTGCAAGAAGTGCTAAACAAATATAAATCATAGGAGCGATTTACATGCTAAATCCATTTGAAGATGTAATTGGAGAAGAATGTTATGAATGCGAAAATCCTTTTCCTGAGTCTGATATGAGTAAAATATATATTTCTGGTTTGGAGAGGACTTTATGCAAGCAGTGTAGAGAGCAGCTTGAACAGAAAGTAAAAGTGTTAGATTTTCGTGTCATTCATGATGTTCTAAAGGAACTAATAAAAGGATTCGGCCGCGAGAAAGTCCGTCAATTCGATTTAGTTACTGCAAAAAGATACGTGATTGACAACGGAGTAGCTCTAACGATTGAAAAACGTGGTGGTAAGTTTAATCAAGAACCTTTAGGAGAATTTGTTTCCTTATCTACTGAAGAGTTAATCACAGTCATCGAATTTTTAATGAGAAAAATGAATCCTAATCTATGGATGAATGCTGTAATAGGGAATGTGTTAGATCAACAAATGATTATTACGCTTTCACCGATAGAAGGTGAATCAAATGACTGAACAAATCACAATAGATCATGATTTTATTTACGAGCCACTCATAGATACATACATGGTGGATATTGTTACAGAATCAGGATTTAAATTAGAATTTTGTGAAGCTGAAACGAAAGAAGAAGCGGCGTTAAAAATTCGTGAAAAATATCGTAAGAATTATAGTTTTAAG